CACGCGCCGGATCAGGGCGACAAATTCATCCACGCACATGGCCGAGTCTTCGAAGTCAACGAGCGAGCGGGTGTCATTGCTGTTGGCGGCGGCCACTTCCACGATGGTGCCGACGGTGGCGTTAAAGATCACGTCGTCGAGTTCGGTTTCGGGGTTTAACACACCGAGCGCGCGCACCACTTCGCCGGCGAGCTGCAGCACGTCGTCGCGGCGCCAGGCGGTCACCACCATCTGACTCAGGTCGAGTCCTTCGCTCAGCGCGGTTGCGATAGCATGTGAGGCGTTGTCGATTGCTCGCATCGCGCATAGTATCCCGCCCCGCAACTCCCGTGCTAGGTAACCCGAATGACGGCCGAAGTCATCGCCTACGAAGATGTCGCCGGGCGCTTCGAGCGGGACCGCAAGGCGTTTCGCTTGCGGCTCAACGGCGTGCCGGTGTGGCAAATCGCCGAGGCGTTGGCGTGCTCAACCAACGATGTCGAAGCAAGCCTCAAACGCATGTGTGCCGGCGTCACGCCGGAACTGCGCGCCAAAACCGTCGAGCTGGACCTCGAGCGCCTGGACGATCTGATGCAAGTCTATTTTCTCAAGGCGCGCGGCGGCGACAGGGAAGCGGCGAACCTGGTGATCCGCATGATGGACCGACAATCGCGGTTTCTCGGCCTCGATGTGTTGCCGCAAGCGGCGACGGTGCGCGACCAAACCCGCGAGCCGAAAAGCTACGCGAAGATTCGCGAGGCCATCTATCGTGTTGCTCGCGGCCCGGTGATCGACGGCGAGGTAACGAAGGACGACAAGGGTGGCTGATCGGTTTCTAACCGAGGTCGAGGAGGTTCACCGCCTGCGGCGGCGGATGAAAGACTTGACCGACGCCGATCTTGACGGCCTATCGAGAAAGCTGGGCGATGATTTTGCCAGCGATTGGACCTTTGCCGCCCGCGACGCGCAGCTGCCACCGGAGGACCTCGATTGGTGCTGGCTGTTTCTCGGCGGCCGTGGCACCGGCAAGTCGCACGCCATGTCCTGCAGCGTGCATCTCGCCATCCGCGCCGGCATCGGTCGCGTGCATGTCGTGGCGCCGACCACCGCCGACGTTCATGATGTCAATCTGGAGGGGCCGGCGGGGATCATCCGCACCGCGCCGCGCGACGAGCAACCGCGCTGGGTCGCCAGCCGGCGGCGGCTGGAATGGCCGAACGGCGCCGTCGCCGTGATGTTCTCGGGCGAGGAGCCGGACTCGCTGCGCGGTCCGCAGTGCGAGCTGACCGTCATCGACGAAATTGGGCGGATGCGTTACCAGCAAGAGGTGTTCGAAATGGCGCACCTCGGCACGCGCCTGGGCGACAAGCCGCGAATGCTGGTCGCCACCACGCCGCGGCCGACGCCGTTCATGAAAAAACTGGTGCAGCGCGAAGGCGTGTCGATCACCACCGGGACCACCTTCGACAACGCGCAACACCTATCGCCCGCGTTCTTGCGCCAGGTCCGCGACCTTTACGAAGGCACGCGGCTCGGCCGGCAGGAGCTGATGGGCAACATGCTGCTCGATCCGGTCAACGCGATGTTCAAGGACGATTGGATCAGGCGCGACGAGTTCGACGAGGAGGCCATCGAGCAAGTGACCGTTGGCGTGGACCCGTCCGGCGGCGGCGACGAGATCGGAATCGTGGTCGCGGCACTGCTCAACGACGGCCGCTATGCCGTGCTGGCCGACCGCACGCTCACCGGCAGCCCGGCGCAATGGGGTGACGCTGCGGTCAAAGCCTCCGACGATTTCGACGCTGATGATATCGTGGTCGAGCGCAACTTCGGCGGCGACATGGCCACCGAGGTCTTGATCGAAGCGGCGCGCCGGCGCCATGCAGCTGGCCAGCGCGACACCGAAATGATTCGGATCAACGAGGTCTCGGCCTCGCGCGGCAAGGTGATGCGGGCCGAACCGATCTCGCTGCTGTATGAGAAGGGCCGAGTCCTGCACCGCCCTGGTCTCGGCAAGCTGGAAGCGGAAATGATGGAGTTCTCGCGGGAGTGGGATCGGCAGATTGACGGCTCGCCCAACCGACTCGACGCGGCGATCTGGGGCCTAACGCGGCTCAGCAAAGTGGTGACGTACATTCCAATCGTGTAGGGAGCAACCCATGGGACCGATCTGCTTTTGCACTCGATCAGTGTGCAGCCCGCCGGTCTATACGATGCCAAGCCCCTGGCCGCCGGCGCCGGTGCCGACAACGCGGAGGTGACAATGCCTGATCTTCGAAGGCAGAGCGCGCCCGATCAGATTCGCCAGCTGATGGAGGCGATCAGCTTGGAGTACGGCAAGCTGCAGGAATGCCTGGCGAACATCGCCGCTTATTCCGACCAAATGCGGCGCGTGACCGAGGACAGTCAGCGGCGATTGCTGACGCGAGATTAGGAGAACGAAAACATGCCTTGCGGTGGATGCGGACAAGCGCGCGGGATGGTCAGGGCCGGGCTCCGCGCCGGCAGTATCGGCGGTGTCGTGCGCGGCGTGGCCATGGGTGTCGCCGTGAATTACGACAAGCTTCGCGGCACCTATTCGGATGCCAAGTACACCGGCAGCAACATGACGCCGGTGGTGGAGGCGAAGCCTTATCGACGGCCGGCGGAGCAAGAACGCACGAGGTAGCCCGTGAGCTGGTGGCTTCCGTTCGTCAAGCAAGCGCCACCGGCGGCAGTGGCGGAGGGCGGGCCGCTATTCACGGCCGCCTTCGGCGATCAGCTCCCGCTTGACCGCACGTCGTCCGAGATGTTGCGCGAGTACATTCGCAACATCTACCTGTGGCGCAGCGTCGATATGATCGCGCAAATGTCGTCGGCGGTGGCGCTCGAGGTCTACGCCGAGGGCGGCCAGCTCAGCAATGTCGCGCGGCAGGTCGGCGTGCTGATGCGGCGACCCAATCCACAATGGACGGCGGCGGCGCTGCAATACTTCGTCGCCGCCAGCCTGGCGATCACCAACCGCGCCTTTCTCAAGCGCGTTCGCGGTGTTGGGGACATCACGCAAGAACTGTGGCCGGTCAACGCCGACGAGGTAACGATCAAGTACGCCAACGGCAGCAGGATGATTGCCGGTTTTCAAATCACTTCGCAAAAGACGGAGACCGAGTTCTTTCCGGTCAACGCCGATGGCTCGTCCGACCTGATCTATATCCATCGGCCGGTGCTCAACTCCCAGGCCGACCGATCGCCGGCCTCGATCGCCGCGCCGCCGGCGGAGGTGTTCACCAGGATTTTGCAGCGCTGCGCCGACATCGTTTCCAATAGCTCGAACATCACCGGCCTGCTCTCGACCGAGGCCGACGTTCTGAAGCCGGCACTGCAGGACATGAAAGACAAGATCAGCCAATTCAAACTGCGCGGCCCGGAAAGCGGCGGCACGCTGCTCAGCTCGAAAGCAAAATGGAGCTTCACCAGGCTGTCGGAGGACCCGACCAACGCGCTGTCGGTGTCGATCAAGGATAGCCTGGCGCGCGACGTGATCATGACGTTCGGCGTGCCGTCGCAGCTTGTCGGCATTCCCGGCACCGACACCTACAACAACCTGATCAACGCGCGGGTCGGCTTCCTCACCGACACCGTGCTGCCCGGCTATGTGAACCTCTACGTTGCGGCGCTCAATCTCGCGCTGCTCGCTGGCGACGACGCTGTCATTCGGCCCGACATTTCGCAACTGCCGGCCATGGTGCAGGCGCGCCTGCAGATGGTCGAGACCGCCGTGCGCGCCACCATGCTGTCGGTGAACGAGCAGCGCGCGCTGTTGGGCTACCCGAGGTATGACGACCCGATGGCGGACGTGCCGGTGCAGGTGGAGGAGCTCGCCCGCAAGCGCCTGCAGGTCGAGATCTTCGGCGGTCAGGTCACCGGCGGCGGCGCCGACTCCCGCTGGCCGGCGCCGAGGCCGCACGAAAACCCGCCACCGGAGGCGTGACCCATGAGGAAGTATCCCTATCTTGCGCAGTTCTTTTTCGTGGCCGTTGTCGTTTTCACTTTCGGGATGCTCATCGGCTGCGAGCCCGCCAAGTCCGCCAATGGCGACGGCTACGTGGTGCCGGCGATCAGCGGCAAGCACCATCTGCGCTGTCGCTGCAATCGCCATGACGGGCGAGGGTGTGTGCATTGGCAGTGTCGCCGTGCTGATCGACGTTAGCAGCGACCGCGAATTTCAACGCTACCTCGATGTCGAGGAGCAAAAGCTCTATCTGCGCATCTGGCCGGTGACGACTGCGTTCATTCGGCTGGCTGTCGCGCAAAACACGCGCCGCGCTCAAGAGTATTTCGTCAAGCGTGGGCAAGCGGTGCTGCTCGCTGCCTACCGCCGAATCTACGCCGATCAATATCGGGCAGTCACCAACGGCGCGAACAGCAAAGCCTGGCCGCCGACGGCCAGCGATTTCATGCGCGAGCAGTTGATCTATCTGGCGGCCAAGGCCGGCGGGCGAATCACCGGGATCTCGGTCGGCATGACCGAGCTGATCGGGCGCACCATCATGGAAATGATTCAAGAGGGCCGGTCGACGGCGGAGATCGCGCGCGAAATTCAGAGCCAGGCGCCAGAGATGTCGAAGGGCCGCGCCGCGACGATCGCCCGCACCGAGACGCACAACGCCTCGCTCGCGGCAATCGAGGCAACTGCAAACTACCGGCGCATCCCGGTGCGGAATAAAACCTGGTGGACAGTCGGCGATGACAAGGTGCGGCCTGCTCATGCCGCTGTGCACGGCGTCACCGTGCCATGGGGTCAGCCGTTCAACGTCGGCGGTTTCTCAATGCAAAGGCCGGGCGACGAAGGCGCGCCGGCTGACTTGGTGATCAACTGCCGCTGCTCGCTGCTGATGAACACGAGTTGAGCCATGGACATTCACGATATTTTTGAAGGACCGGACCCGAGTGATCCACCGGAGGACGAGGACTTGCTCGATCAGGTCGAGGCGGCGATCGTCGCGCTGGCGGAGAAGCTCAGAGTCGAACCGACTCTGATGCGAACCGAGGCCATGACATTCGTCAAATCGGTGGCGCCAGAGTGCAGCTTATTCTTCGGCGCACTGATCTGGCCGGCGGCGCGCGAGACGGCCGGCTTGCCGCGCAACGGCAAGCGCGGACGGCCGAAAAAAACTGACGTTAGTTTTTCTGCCGACGATTGAGGCGATTGCGTTTCCGCAACTCCCGTTCTAAGACTCGGCGTCAGCGGCGCTTGCCGGGTTTCGCCATTGGATTTACCTCCCGTATGGCAGAGGCCGAGCCCGTAAGCGCCGCGCCTGGGGCTTGCGCCATGCTGCTGCACCAAGATTTGACCGGCATCGAAACCAAATCGCTCAGCGAAGACAAGGAAAACAACATTGCGTGCTTCACCGGAATCGCGACCACCGCTGACAAAGACCTGACCGACGACATTATCGAGGCCGGCGCATTCGGTGAGATCGATCCCGAAGACGTGCGGCTGTTGCGCGATCACAGGCCCGACCAGGTCATTGGCAAATGGCACCGGTTCGAACAGAAGGGCAAGAAGCTCGAGGTCGAGGGCGAGATTGGCCTCGACATTGAGAAGGGCCTCGAAACCTACAAGCTGCTCAAGCGCGGCTACATCAAAGGGCTATCGGTCGGCTTCCGGCCCAAGGCCGGCGGCGTCAAGTGGAACGATGATTTCAGCGTACGCATCATCAAGGAGGCGACGCTGCTCGAATGCTCGATAGTCGCCATCCCGGCAAATCCGAAGGCTCGACTGCACGCCGTCAAGTCGCTGACGCCCGAGAGCACGCGACAGTGGCTCTACGACTGCGGCCTGACCGAGCACGAGGTCGAGGTCGTGATGACGCGCGGGTTCGACGCGCTCAGCAAGCGCATCAACATCACCGAGATCGACGGCTATCGTGAGCATGACGAAGCCGGGTTCGCTGCGCTGGCTGCCGAGGCCAGACGCTTAGCGGAAATTGCGAAAGGAACATCGCCATGACGCAAGATGCCGTCGCCGAGCTGCTCAAGAACGTGCAGAACGATATCAAGTCGGCGCGCGAAGATGTGGAGAAGGCCGACAAGGCGCGCCTGGATGCCTTCGATGAGCTCAAGATCGAGGTGGCCAAAGGCTCCAAGACGGTGACCGACGTTGAGGCCAAGCTCCAACGCATCGTCGCGGATCAGGCCGGATCGGTTGCCAAGCTGCAGAGCATCGAGGCTGCGGTCAACGAGCTGATGAAGCAGGCCCAGCGTCCAGGCGGACACTTCGAGGACGAGAAGAAGGCCAACCAGCGACAGGCCGCGATCGATCTGCTCGAATACAAATACTTCAAGGACAACGTCACCACCGCGGCGGCGCGCGAGCGTCCGTTCACGTACACCGAGGACCAGGTCACGGAGGCCGAGCTGGCAATCAAGGGCCTGCGGTCCCTGATGCACGCAACGCACATCGACCTGATTCCGCTCGATCAGCGCAAGGCGCTCTCCGCGTTCACGTTCGGGTCGCAGGGCTTCATCCTCGCGCCCGAAATGTCGAACGAGATTTTGAGCTGCTTGGTGGACGTGGAGGACATTGCCGGCCTGATGCGCAACATCACGATCAGCGGGCCGTCGATCAAGTTCATGGTCGATAACGAGGTCTGGGACGTGGCCGCTTGGGCGTGCGAGTCGTCCTGCTTCGCGAACAATCCGACGCAGCAGATCGGGTCCGGCCTGGGCGAAATCGAAATCAAGCCCGAGTCGCTGCGCTACATCGTGTGCGCAACCCGCGATCTCCTCGACGACGCCTCAGTGAACATCGAGCAGTGGATGCTGCAGAAGGTCAATCGCGCGTTCCGTATGCAGGTCAACCATGCGCTCCTCGTCGGCGACGGTTTCGGCAAGCCCATGGGCGTCCTCAACCCGGCCGCCGGCATCCCGATCGTTGAGACCGGCGAGGGAACGGCGGCGGGACAGTTCACTTGGCAAGACCTGGTGATGCTGCGCTGGCAGGTGCCGATGTCACTCGCCGCCGGCGGCGGTGGTGTTGGTGGCGGCGGCGCCTACCTCATGAATCAGAACACGTTCGGTCTGTCGCTGACGATCTCGGACGCCAACGGGCGGCCGATCATGGTCAGCTCACCGACCGAGGGCGGGTCAATGCTGCTCGCCGGCACGCGCGTCGTGATTGCCAATCAGATGCCCGACGTGGCGCCCGGTGCGATTCCCGTCGCCTATGGCAACTGGAACCTGGTTTACATGATCGTCAATCGCAAGGCGGTCACCATGCAACAGGACCCCTATTCCGCCGGGTTCTGCGTTCTCTACAAGTTCGAGTCGCGCATTGGCGGCGGCGTGATCTGCCCCAACGCGGCGCGGCTGTTGCGGATCAGATAGGAGGTCACATGGGTGCATATTCAGCGGCAGGAACGGTCGAGGGCTGGAACGCGGCCGCCCCGAAATGGGTCGATCTGATGCCCGGCTATCGCTATGCGATCTGCGTGGCCAACTCGACCGATGCCGATATCACCACCGGCACGTTGACGGTCGAGGCGGCGGACGCCGATCCCGAAGACTTCTGCAAGCCTGGTCCGTTCACGACCTTGCAGGTCGAGCCGGATTGCGCATCCCCGCTCGGCACGCAGCCGCAGAACGCCGTGATCACGATCACGGCTCAAAGCCCGATCAAGGCACATAGCCAATGTCAGTTTTCGTTCCCGTGCCCGAAGCGGTTCATTCGGGTGTCGGGCGCGGCCGGCGGGCTCGATATCACCGTGGTTATCACCGGCCTGAAGCGGACCGGAATGCAGGACGTTGACCCTGCGACCTGGCCGGGCGGCTTCCACGGCGGCGGCTGGGAGCCGTTCGCACAAGCTCCGCATCAGGAGGTCGAGCAGGCGGCCGAGCACACCGAGCGGCGCCGCGCGAGGTAGCGTTGGAGGTTCTGTTCAATCACGGCACCGTCGTCCCGCGGCGCGTCGACAACAAGATCACGCGCATCGCGTTTCGCGGGGAGGGCGAGGCGCGGTTCCTGTTGCAGCACACCCGTGACCTGGACGGCGTGCCGGACGAAGTGTCGTGGTGCGACGTCTCGGCCATGTCGAATGGCCGCGTCGATCCTCGGACCACGGTTGACGGGCTGTCGGAAAATGGGCGTACACTCGGCAGCGTTCGCGGCGGCACCTTGATTGATCGCGTCGACGGCGAGCTGGAGGTGTTCT